GCCAGCCGTCGATGCCGATAAAAGAAAGCGGTACTTCTGTTGTGGACGTGATTGTGATGAAGTCGCCTGTAAGAAATGCGCCTTCCTCAAAGTCAAAACTAAATCTTTTGCGGGCGACGTTCACGTCGTCTGGGTTGACAACTGAAAGTTTTTCTTCCTGCAGGGATTTTCGAGTTAGCTCGATGCTTCCTACGTTTCCGAGATAAACGGCCATTACAAGCTCGCCTCAGATAGCACGCCTGTTACCTGGAAATTGATCTGAGCGGATGCAACTTCGCCCACGTTTGAGCCGAGGCTTGCCCCAGTGATGTAAGCGTTGAATTTGATGTCGTTAAAGTTATCGCCGTTTGCATAACGCAAGGTGAAAAGCACCGTATCGGCCTCGGTGATGCCGGCTGTATTTGTGTTGATTAGTTTTTTGAGTAAAAGGCCGGCGTCGTTGGTGCCGTCGTCTGCCTTGTAGTACAGAAGTGTTGCGCTACCGCTGGCGCCTTGGACTCCCGGGGTGTATGAGCGGTGAGATTCGCCCAGGGTCGTGGTTTCTAGTGTTTCCAGATCAGACGAAAATGACCACGAGGTCACCTTGGCCTGGGTCACGCCGTCCAGCAGCAAGCTGCCATCACGACCGGTGTAAAACTTAGCCATGGCGACCTCCTTGGGGCTATTCTATACAACACTGATTAGCCGCACACGAGCGTTGCTAACTCCAGGTCGCACGTTGGTAATTTCTGGTGGCTCGGCGTAACGCCATGATCCAATCGGTTGAAGCTTATCCGCCTGCCTGGTTACAGGGTCGCTTCCTGTAGGAATGTAAGAACTTACCGAAACACCTCTTTCGACTTGAGGGCCCCATGCATAAAATTCATCGCCAGTTATCGTCCGTCTTCCAGCAATTACAAAATCAAGATCCACAAAAGATCTTGTGGCTACTACTTCTACCGGCACAACAGCCCTGACCCACTTACTGAAAACTGAATAATCCCTGCTAAAGCCTCTGTCAACATTAAAAAAATCGCATTTTATGCGCCAGCTTGAAATAGAGGGCTGGCTCGGGACGTAAATGTAAATACTTACAAAATATTGACCTGGCTCAAATGATCCTTTAATTCTTGTAAATGAACTGCCACTTACTGGGTTTTTGCAAATAAACCTAGAAACTTCAGTCAGCTTATTGTCAGGACCGAGGAGATCTGAAGCGCTTACATCCCAGTTAAATTTAAAAATTCCCGTAGTCGGATTTGTGCTGTTTGTAAATAAATTTGTAGCTTCATCCTCTATAAGCAGACCAATGGGGTGCCCAGTTTCAGTTTCATAGCTAAATCTAGTTTCAAATGGCTGTGCGGTAACGATGAAACCGTTTTGGTCTATGTAAGTAGCAATGCTGTTTCGTTGATTCCTATAACCAGTACCAATCAGCTGAGCGTTTCCGCTCCAGCCCTCGATTAAACGAAGAGGAAGCTCAAAAGTACCGAAGGTGCCTTTTACGTTTTCGTAGTGCCCAACAAACGTCTGTGCGTTTTTATCTGTAACGTTTTGGTATTGCAGCTCTAGCGTGGCACCGAACCTTGTGTCTCCGTACAGAATTCGACTTTCTGCGCCGGATTGCGATCTAAATGTTCGGACTGCGTAATCGCCAGACGTGTAGCTGCGAGAAGACGGCACAAGAGCGGGAAAGTCCATGGTCAACCCTCAACGATGAAGCTGGCTGGACTGAGTACGTCCTGCACGATCAAGCTGTTAAACGCACTGCTGGTTGGGAACTCAGTTGCCAGCACTTCGACCAAGCCTTCGCTGTCCAACGTTAGCTGCTCCACTGCATAGGTGTTACTGGAAACCGTCGGGGAATCGATTGTGAAAATTGTGTTGAATAGCGCTGGATCGGCTGTTTTGCCGTTGATTACTTCCATCTTGGCGGTTTTAAGCTCGTCTTCCTCGACGCCCGCATAGAGAATGTTATACGTTCCATCAGTCAAAGTAGTGGCGGCCGTAATGGTTCCATCCGAGCTGATAACGCCGTTGTTAGCGGGTTGGTATGGGCTGGCTTCCGTAAGGACGCGAATGTAGTCACCTGGTGCCAGTGCAATTCCAAAAGGTGTTGTTTTGAAGCGCACTGAGTGGGTAATGCGCCGCCTGATGCTCATGAAATAGCGGGCAACAATAAAAGCGTGTTCCCGCGAAGTGCAGAACTGGGTCAGATCGAAAGATTCAATTGGATAGGTGTCGCTGCCGGCTTCCGCCCAGCGGACACTCAAAGTTGCCTCTTCAGATAGCTGGTTTCTGCGTTCTTTGCGGTACCGGACGATTGCTTGAAAATCCTTGCGTTCTTCGGTCTGTAAATAATCGACCGAAAAGCTGTCTTCGACAATGTTGCCGGAGGTGAACAATCCTTTTAACTCAACAGGCTTGTTGATAATTGCGCCGGATACTTCGCAAGGCAGTGCCGGAACCAGGCTAAATTTTCCGTTACTGATTACAAAAGAGCACAGGAAGTAGGGTGCCGTGTCAGCGATAAACTGTCGCAGGTTTATTGGAGAGTCAATAGCTCCGTCAAAGAACAGCTGGTTTTGTTCCAGGAAGCTTGCCGTCTTTGCGAAATCAGTGGTTTCAATCAAGTTGGGGCTGACAACGCCGCCGGCTCCTGCTGTTTTGTCTGTAAGCAGGTAGTACACCAAATCCGTGAATTTGTTGCTAGCCCCCACTGTCCCTGCTTCAGATGGCAGAAAGCGTTGCACCGGAATGCCTTGTTTGAGCCAGCAGCGAATTTGATCTATCGAGGTAAAATTGCGGCTTGCTTTAAGTGATAGCCCCGCGATTGTCAGATTTTGGTACTGCGGAATTATGTCATTAGCGATAGTTTCGTTAACGTAAACAATCTCATGCTCTGGAGCGCTTTCGTTGCTTTTTGTGAGCAGAGAGCCGTACACACTTAGGTCAGCAACTTGACTTCCCAATTCAAAAAATCTTTCTGCTTTAGTTGAAGGTTCAATAACTACAGTTTCAAGTCCCAATGTTATAAGAGTTACTCCGACAGTTGTGCCAGCTTTTCTAAAAGGGTTGCCGTTGCTTACCGTTACAGTCAGGTTGATTTTTTCGCCCTTGACCCATGTTCCGGTGGTTCCCTCTTTGTTTACGGTGTATTTAATACTGTTTAAGTCATAACCCTTTGTTTGCCCTGGGAAATTTTTAATCCTCGTTTTATTCGCTTTTTCGACAACAGCTGAAACTGTAACTTCAATATCGTTACCGGCCTCGGATACTCCGTTGATTACAGCCGTGCGTTGTGTGCCAACTGTGTATTTCTGTTGGTCACCCAAGACTTCCCACAGAAAACCCGAAGTCTTGCCTTTGGGTTTTGTCTTGCTTGTTTTTGTTACTTTAATACGCAGGCCAGCGGAAGGTAGGTTGTAGGGCCTGTTGTAAGTAGCGCTTGCAGACGTAACTGGAATAACTTTGTTAAACACTTCACCCGTGTTCCAGCCGCCAGAACTATTAATTACTTTCAATGCAACTCCATCTGTGTTCCACTGAATTTGGCCGGGGAAATTAGGGTCGTCATCAGCGTATGCAGTATCTACTGTGGCGCTATATTCAATTGTGATTGACCTTTCACCACTGATGCTTACTAGTTCTGTTTTTCCTGTTTGACCCGAAAATTGAGGAGCGCCAAAAAGCTCGACCAAGGTTACTGCCGCTCTTCCTTTAGTAAAACCATCAGGCAACCACTCGACAAACTGAAGTTCTTCTGCTACTACAGCACCGCCCTCGCTGTCTGGTAGGTACGCAAATACGTTTACTGCGCTCGGTATAGTCTCTTCAATCGGTTCTTCAATTTTTTCTAGGCCCGTCGTCATCTGACGGTTGAGTTTGATGTCTCCAGCAAGTACATATCTGCCTGCTGTGCTTACCTGAAAAACTCCGTATGCGGTCTGGTAGTTGCTGCCGATGTAGCCGCCATTTTTGGCGTCCAGCTGCAGCAGTTGGAAGTCGTCGGTAAACCTGCGTGCTACGTCTGCGCCAGGGTTGGGGACAAACCTGTACTCGAATTGTCCTTGTTCTGGGTGAACAAAACGCAGGTAGTTGAATTGGTCTTGAGGCGTTCTGCCGCTAATGCAAAAGGTTTGTCCCAGTGGCTCCCACGCAAACTCGTCTCCTTGTGCGTTGACGCCTGCTGGCCGCAAGAAAACTGAGAACGCAGTGGTGCGGCGCATGTAGATGTCCATAGTGCCGCTTTGCAGAGCTACTTGATTATTTTCAGCCTTCTTTAGTTCTCGTGGTGTGGGCAGGGAATTAAAATTACAGAGACCATTTGCCTTTTGCCAAACTTGGCTGCGGATACCAATCTCGGTGCTGTCGCAGGCTCTTGTATTACGCACCACGCCGAGGGCAAACCGCAGCAAGGGGTAGTAGTTTGCACCAGCG